GTTCGCGCCTATGAGAAACGCAATTACCTACCATCTCAAGACGCTCTCGACCCCTCGGACGTGGTCCAACTTACCCGCGCCTACGATGGCAAGACTTTCCCAGTTCGAGCGTCAGATCTCGACGCGACCCTTGACGTCGAGGTCGATCGTATCTGGGACGAGGCACCTGCGTGGTCTGAGTCATTCGTGACCGTTTCAGGCACAAATCGTTCCGGCCGCCCTTTTTCACACGATCTTTACGAGTCGCTCCGCCCCAAGCTGCGAGAACCGGAGGGCCCATTGCACACCGTGACGCCACAGTATGCTCTCCCGGCTGTCGTTGCTTCCGTCCATGGCTTGTTCTCTCGTGACTCGGACGCCTTCCTCGGCAACGTGACGCGCATTGGGTCGTACGCTCTCACGTGCGGTCACATTGCGCGAACCGCTGCTGAGGTTGCCCAGCTTCGGAACCGTTCTGGTGCCGTCGACGTGACCACCCGCTCCGTGTACGAGTCAGGCGATCTTTACGTGATTCGGCTTCCGATGTCTTTCCCACGACCAAGTACCGCCCTTGTCGCCCGAAAGCCCGTGCCCGGGGAAATCGCCTGTCTCGTTCGCACGCACCGCGCGGACAACGCAACCTGGCTTGCCGTCCCGTCTGAAGTGGCACCGATCTCGCCGAACGATGACGGCTACTGGGCCTATGCTGTCTCGACACGCGATGGCGATTGCGGTTTTCCCGTAATCGCAACTGTAGATGGAGCCTGTATTGGCATCCACGCTTTGGCCGGCGCAGCTCACGAGAGCGCCAACTATTTTTTGCCAGTCACCGACCAGCTTGATCAACTTTTTCGTCAGCGCTACTACCAGGGTCCCGGAGTCTTGCCCCTTACGGCGACTCCTCCCCCAACGTATGCCGCGCTTGACGACGCCGCCGTCGTGGAGCCCTCTCAACAGGCCTCATTTCCGATCAATCCCCTGCGCGATCTAACGGCGACTTACCCAGACCAAGTTGCGAACACAACCTTCATGCCTCTCGCCTGGATGAGCAAGCATGTTCCGATGAGGTCAAAGATTCGGATCGACCCCTTGGCGCAACAGCATTTCCAGACCGCTGACGACGTCCAGCTTCACCAGTTGACGGACTACCATCCCTCCAACTTGTCTGGCCCAGCTTTTCGCAAGGACTTCTTGAAATATGCCCATTCCGCATCACTCGAGCCCAACGGCTTCATGGACGTTGTTCTCCCCTATTGGGAGCGTCTCCTTCGGAGCGACCCAGCCTTCGCGTTCGTCGCGGACACAGATGCCATCCGGATCCAGATGGATCTCGCGAAATCCTCGGGGCCTCGCCTTCGAGGCCCGAAGAGAACACACGTCGGTTCCTTGACCCCACTAGCCTTTGCCGAACTCGTCCGAACTGCTGAACGCCCTTACGACGTATCAGCCGAGACCTTTGTTGCGCCCCTCTGGCAGATGGCGTTGAAGGATGAACTCCGACCTAGGTCGAAGTTTCTCGAGTTTAAGACTAGAACGTTCATGTCCTGTCCACTCGACACGGTTTTGGGCACTGCAAGGATCCGGCAGGGTTTCGACCGGGGCTTTGTCGACCGTTGTCTGGCCATTCCATCCACCCTCGGCATTGACAAGTTCAATGGCGGTTGGGATGCGCTCGCGAAGCACCTGGGGACGAGGGATCGTGTTTATCTCTCCGGCGATGGTGCGAAGTTCGACTCATCAATGGGTCACCAGCATTTCGCCGTGATCCAAACGATTCGTTCTTGGCATCTGCCCAGTCGCTTACATCAGTCCCTCAGGAACGCTTATTCGGAAGTCGTTTGGACTCCGCTCGTGATAACGGGTGGCCATATTGTCCGGAAGACCGTTGGCAACCCTTCTGGCCAACTCTCTACCAGCGTCGATGACTGCATCGCCCTGATTAGTGGAGTCGTGTATGGCCTTGCGCTTCACTACGGCGCCGAGCACTACCAAGCCCGACTCGACGACCGGACGGTGGTCTTCGTCGTGAACGGTGACGATCTGGAACTCTCGATTTGTGCGAAAGCCGACCACGCTGCCATCGTCACCTCTATTCGCCGTGGTCTGGCTGAGTGTGGTTTTTCTTACGAGTTCGCTGTTCCGACTGACGACATTCGACAAACCACCTATCTCAGCCATTTTTTCCACCCCGTCACGCTTGACGGCCAAACTCGTTACCTCCCTCGTCTTCCAGCGAGCAGAGCGATCGCCAGTTGTCTCTTCACGAGACGCGCGACCGCACCGGAACGCCATATGCGCTACGTGTCCGCTCTCGTGCACACGGTTTTTTACCCAAAAACACACCGCCGCGTTCTTCGCCTACTTCAAGACGCCGTGCGAGCAGCAGTCCCCGTCCCTGGACGCACAACGAGCGCCTACACCACCCTTTTCAACCACCCCACTTATGCTCAGATAATGTCATTGTACCTCGGGAAGCCCGTGCACTTCGCGGCCGGCATTGCAGAACCGCATCGTGTTCGCTACTTCCAGGGACCGTCGGACGTTCCCCAACCCGCCCAAACCCTGGAGAAGGAAACAAGCGACGCGGGTGAAACCGCGACCGTCGGAACGACTGTCCAGGACTTCCAGCCAGCAGCCCCCCAGGACACCCAACTCGCACACCTCGACCTGAGTGGCAGTTTAGCGCGGAACGCGGACCCTATCCGTCTTTTCGATCCGACGATCAACGATATCTGCAACGCCATGATCCGCCAGCCTCCACCGCGCGACGCGCTGATAGCAGTCGCGCGAGAGACAGAAGTGGCTCAGTCCATGCAGAACATCAAAGACCACTTCAATATAGATTCTAGTGCGGATATGACGTTCATCCTCGTCCAACTTCTAGTCTACTATGCGAACAACTCAACGAGCCCCCAAGCCCCACACCGGTTTGAGATTGACTGGAACGACCAGCAGTATCCACTCGCCGACATCGACCCGCTTTTCGTCCCAACACCCCGCCTTTTCTGGCGCGCGATGGCGCCGGTCACATCCCGCTACATTAGTCAACGTCCGGGCTGGATGCCCTTCTGGGGTCGTATGCATGGTTTCCCAATGAAGTGGCGTCATTACGCCTTCGACTGCGCGGATATGATCCCACGTATCCCTAACGAGTGCCGCCGCGCTATCCAAGCCGCGAAGGATATCGCCTTGACTCGCTCGGCCTACAATCTCATGCAAGCAGATCTTCGCGCTGTCGGCAACGGCGCTGGCACCGTTGTCGAGCAGGTCGCTGGCGATCAGTTCCGGACATCCGGGACCGCCCGGTCACAGACCACCACCTAAGTTTTGGCAGTGTGCCATCACTCTCCAAACCGCCCACCAACTTCTCGAGTCGTTCGCCCCAAACGACCCCTCGTTTTTAAAAACTCACTCACTTTGTGAGTAATCAACACAAACCCACCCCTACCCCACACTTGTGCGCTCCTCACACTCGTGTGCGTCCTGATACGACACATCACGACTTTCCGTTCACGGTTTCTCAAGAGATATGTTAATCACTG